GGTGTAGTTGCATCATTTGATAAAGGTATAACACGATTACCATCAGCATCTCTGAGGTTCTTTGCTAGTGGACTACGTAAGTCTGCTAGTATATTATCAACAAACTCTGATGTCTCTGAGTTTAGTAATCTATAATTCATACCGTGTGCATTGTATATAGACACTAAGTTATTAAGAATAAAGAAGGCTCTCCAATCTCTATACTTGAGGTAGCTGTCAGTGATATAGGCACCACGTAGGTCAGCTATTAGATCGACACAAGGCTGGTATGTAATTTGAAATGCAGCAAAGTGTGTTTGATCTTCAATCAGTGTGAGCGGAACCTCACTGTTATCATGAGTAAATACTTTCTCTAAATATCCAGTAGTAACCTTACCCATAGTGTAACAGTGAGGATCAACCCAAAGCACCCATGACAGGGAATTATTAAACATCGTTTCGCTGATAGCAAAAACTTTAGGAGCTTCTGTTAAGGCATCAATGGTTTCATTGTACTCGAACTCACCGTTCTCTGTACCATTATGCTCTTTGTTTCGTTCAACAAACTCTGTGTAGTCAGATAGATTACTTAAATTATAATAGTGAATGTTCTTTGCTTTAGGTAATGAATAATTTTTAATATTCATATCATAATAGTAACAATCAAATTCAATAGCAGTGTCCCACTTAGAAGCAAAGTCTTCTATAAGTCTGGCACCATTGCTTTTTAATAGCTTCTCATTGAAGCATGTAACAACTCTATAACTCATAAGGTTCAATAATTCCTTTTCCTACAAGATACGTATACTCTTGATTCCATTCAGAAGCATAGTAACCATCAGCATGACGACCACAATTCCAGTCTTTGAACCACGGGCCACCTGTAGTAAAGTGTACGTTCTTAGGTTTAATGTCAGAAGAAGAATGATTGTCTAACCAATTCCACTCCTCGTTAATACCACCAATGTCTGAGTCCTTGTCACCAATCCATTCAAATTGATGTAACCATGATCCAGGCATTGTGTTTACTTTTTCAACTGTAAGCTCTTTGTTCTTGGGGTGTGAACAATTCCAAAGCATAAGGCTAGACCAATTCTTTCTAGGATAAGCTAACTGAACTTGTTTGTCCATCTTTACTCTATCTGTTGGCTCATACTTATGCTTAACACAATAGACAGGATAGTAATCTAGATTGTACTCCTCAAAGATTTCGTTGATGTCAGTACGAACAAGCATGTCGCAGTCCATGTATAACGCCCAACCCTCATACATATTTAAGGCAGGAACAAGAAATCTAGAGAAACTAAACTCAGTAGAGAATGGTCTTCCATCTAATAAGTCTATCTTTTGATTACCATCTTCTTTATGTTCTCTCCAATACATATTCATTAGGCGTAAGATATCTAGTGTAATGGGAACCACACGTATATTATCTACAGAGATACGTTCAATGGTAAACTTTAAAACTTCATAGGCTACACGTTCTTTGGGATCGTAGCCAATGTAAACTGTATTGGGTGCTTTCTTCATAGTAACTCCAAAAAAGGGTTAGCCACTAGAATATCTAGCAGCTAACCTAGTTGGTTTGTATATTAGTTTATATTATAGATAGTTTCTTTCTCATTCTCAGGAATGACTCTCTCAAGAGATATCTCCAACATACCATATTTAAGACTGACATCTTTAACAAAGACATTCTCTGCCAGTAGAAACTCTTTCTTAAAATCTCTATTAGCAATACCTTTGTAAACATAATCTTGTTTTGTTTCTGCAATAGACTTCTTACTTTCAATTGTTAGAGTTCCATCTTCACTCTTAACTGACAAGTCTTCTTTTGAAAACCCTGCAACAGCCATCGTAATAACATACTCATCGCTGCTTTTCTTTATTAGATTGTGTGGTGGATATGCTTTAGACACACTGTTCCATATACGTACAGCATCATCCAAGAACCTTTCGTGACCAATGGCCCACTCAGGTAGGGTTTCAAACATCGTAAGTGAATTAACCATATCATTCTCCTATTAGCAAGTTGATATTAACATGACCCATTATTGGCATCATACATATATTATACTACAAAAATACTCTTTCGTCAAGGACTTTTTTATACACCGCATGAACCACCATGACCAGTGATAGTGCATATGTCGTGTGTCTCTAGTCCTTCTTCAAACTCCTCACCAAGTTTCTCAACAGCTTCAGAGTAAGATACACTACTAAGTGGCTGACCACCACGGCACCCATCAGGGTACACCGTAAAGCCACGTAGCCTACCAGCATAGGTAGCTAGTGTCTCAGTAAAGTCATCTACTGTGTCTTCATTATTAAGCTTATTACCCCACTCAGGTAGGTTAATAGTAGAAGAGATGGACATATCTACATAGTCTTGTATGTCTGCTTGAAACTTAATACGTCTCTTATAGTCAGACGCAAGGTCAAGAGCAGACTCAATCTTATCTGGATTGATACCATATAGATCAATGATCTCTTGTGCAGCACTGTCTACTACGTACTGGTAGTGCCAACGTGTACCGTTCTTGAGATACCTACGCTTATATGCTACAGCAAAGATAGGCTCAATGCCTGTAGATGTTCCAGCAAGGATACCAATAGAACCTGTGGGTGCAATAGCACGATTAGCAACAGGACGAGAGACGTTAAGCTGATCAGCAAACTTAGCACTGGTGTTGTCGCTGATACCTTTGTATACAGAGAGCCACTTATGTAACCCATCGCTTACCTCATACTTCTGTCCTGCCTTGATCAGCCACTCATGTATACCCATCAGACCAAGACCAAGCCTACGGTTCTTCTCTCTAACATCATAGACCTTTTGATATGGTAGCTTGGCACGTAACGTACCACATAACAGGAACTTAGTAGCTAGTTCTACTACATTAGAAAACTCCGAAAGATTGTCGATACGACCCATGTTAATAGAGCCAAGGTTACAAACATCTGAATCATCTTCTGATGTGACTTCCGTACAGGCGTTGCGGAGTGTTTCGTTTTCTTTGTCAAAGAAGTTGAATGAGAATCCTGGTTCACCAGTTCTAAGGCTCTGACTAACATTAGTCCTAAAGGCATCTCCTACATCTCCTGTCTCATAATAGTTTAGCAACCACTCTGTATCATAGTTTACAGAAATATTAGTCATGTCCAGTGGTGCAGGAAAGTTGAAGTCTTGTTCTTTAATCTCACCAATGGTATGTTCTGTCTTACCAATAGGCATATCATACCAGTTCTTTGACAGAAGAAAATTATCTACGTCTGGATGTTTCCAATTAAGACTTGCATAAATTGCAGACCTTCTAGAACCACCTTGCATAACTCGTCTACCAATCTCATTGATCATCTGCATCTTAGGTATAGGTCCAGAAGCAAGACCACCCGTACCATTCAGCAGCCTACCCTCTTCACGGTATACACTGTAGTCAATACCAATACCACCGCCTGTCATTAGACAAGACTCAGACTTCCATGAGATGTTAGCCCAGTCTTCTCTGGTATCTTCTTCTGCTTTTAGCAAGTAGCAGTTATTGAAAAACTTATTGTCACGCCCAGCATAGTAGAGATACCTACCACCAGGAATAAACTTGAGGTCTGTAATAATTCTTTTGAGTTCTTCTTTCTCATCCTTGGTCATATATGTTTGACATACATCGTCCACCAACACAGATGCTAGTGCATCCCATGTCTCACAGTTATGGTGAGCATACTTCTGCTTGAAGATATCCTCACTAAACTTCGAACGAAACATAGGATTTTCGTTTGATCTAAATTGTGCCATCGCCCCCTCCTTATGTGTAATAAAATTTCAAAATCATTTCCGCATAGTGTATAGCTTTCTCTATATCTTTCTTTCCTTCTCCTTTGGTTCTATGTCTAGTAATATATTTAATAACATTACCCTCAAAATAGTTTAAATCATTTGAATGTATGTACTCAACAGGTTGTATACCACAGTCTTTGTAATGATCACCACCTACCTGCCTCTCCATAGTATCACAGGAAGGAGTGAAGTTTTTGTCTGATGTCATCTACGTTCTCCGATAAGGTTACTCGTAAAGCAAAGGTTCTAACTGTGTCTGGCTCTACACCAGCAAGCTCACATGTGATAGTAAAGTTTTCACATGTTGTACCTACAGACGCAAATACCCATGCCATCGCCTGATCTCTATACAGGGATGTTTCATGCGGCTCATTATACTTCTCTGGTTTAGATAAGTCAAGCAGTGCTTGCAAAATAACTGCAAGATTTAAAGACCTATCAGGATTTTTGTTTGTTAGATCATATAAAGAATGTGCTTCTAAGATATCCTCAATCATCTGGCGGCTCTTGTACGGGCCTGTAGAACTTACCACCTACGTAGTTATTGTAGTAGGCTTGCTCATCAGAGCCTTCTAGTTTCTTTGTTAGTGCATGATTAATCATTTGATAGTAACACTCATAATATTTTAAGCTACGTTTATTTTTATATTCACCTATAATTTCAAATCTAAAATTTTTCTTACCGTGCTTCTTGATGTCTTCGTTAAGGTGTTTGCTTGAACCAGTATATACTTTCCAATTAGATTCAACTTTCTTTTTCTTACGTGTATAAAAGTATTGCTTACATCCAATGTAAGACTTAGATGTTTTGATATTAGTTATTGTATATACAAAACCAAAGTGTGATGTAGGGTCTGGTTTGTTTTTATATTTCCAATGCATTACCAGTCCATTACTTCAGGGACATCAGGTTCTTTGCTAACTTGAACCAAGTATCTCTGACCTTGTGCATATTTAAAGACACGTATCCCTCTTCCTCCGTTAACGTCTGACCAACATTCTCTTTTATGAGAACAAAAAACACAACCAACGGGTAACTTAGAATTACCAGACTTGCCATCAGGAATAGGATCGTAGCAGCGGTCAGGGATAACATCGCTATCAACCAATCCTTTAAGATGTTTAACCCTTTCTTCAGCATTTATAAACTCCATTGAATGAACTGGTGTTAAAACAATTTCTCCAGTTGATTTATCTATAGCAAGGAAGGCTGCTTCTTTTAATCCATTAGCTTGTGCGTATGCAGATATCTGTGCAATATAACCAAAAGGATCATCTTCTAACAAACTATTATTCTTAAACTTTTTAAATGAACTAGTGGACGCACTCTTTACATCAACAAGAACACCATCAATAATACAATCCTGGTGTCCTAACACACTACCAACACTGACTTCTTTCTGTTGATCTGTAACATCGTGTCCAGCAATTGATGCACACATAAGAAGAAACTCTTCAAGAATATAACCATATAAAAATTTAATACGTGTGCTAGATGTAAGAGACGCACGTTCATTGTTTGAATTAATATTATACCATAACTGTCTGTCTGGTTTACCTATCTGTGATAACCTTAACTTTTTATCTACAGACTCTTCGTCATACAAGAACTTTT